TATGCGCAAATGGAACATGCCCCTCCCTGAGGGTAAGAAAGGGCGCATGGCTCCTGCGACAAAGAGGGGGTGGTGGCCTACACCTACATGACACACGCGATGGCGAATCATGCAGCCGTTGATGAACTCGGTTTTATTAACTGGGAGAATCTGGAAGATTACTGGCAAGGGCGACCAGAAATTCAGGCATACGAAGAAGGTCATCGACTCAATGGCGGGGTCGATCACCAAGTCCATGTCCCTGAGGAACTAATTCAACCAGATGTACCTGTCTGGGAAGAGTTAGAGGTAGTCGAAGGTCATCTGTCGGATGACTGGAACTTTGGGGACGGGACCCTTTTGGAGGGTTCCAGGTTGCGGAGCCGAGGCAAGACGTCATGTCAAGCCTGGGCTTGCCTTTTAGGTATCCTGAGGAACGACGGTGGGTTCCTATGTTCGGTGGTGGATGGTCCTCCTGAACATATGATCTCGCGGTACGTCAAAGGTATCTGGGGGGACGCGGCAAAGCTGCGCGGTGTGCAGCGAGTCAGCCTGGGTGAAGATGAGGATGACTTCCTCCTCAAGATAGTAACCCCTGGAGTGGAAGGGGATCGGTGGATTTCCGTGCGAGTGTTCGCGTCGTTGCTGACGTGGGTGCTGTTCAAGGAACGCACAATGGAACTTCTGGCCGGTCTCAGGTCTAGGGCGATTCAGGAAGCCCGAAACCTGAGGTACCCTTGGGTGACGTTTGCCTCCGTCGCGCCGGACACGATTGCTGCCGCCTTTATGGTGACGAGTCGTGAAAAGCAGGCGTGGGACCGCATATCTGGCGTGTGCGGGCACGACACCCTTGAGTATTCCGCAAGATACTCCCGCGGAGAGATTGACCCTGGCCTGTGGCGTTCGTTGTGCTACGGGATCAGCAGGGCTTGCCAATCGCTCCCAGGCCCACACGCGCTCAACTTCAAAGTCAAGTAGGACAGTCTGGCGGAAGTAGGTCTTGGCATCTGCGTAGGGGAGGCAAATTACACCCTTCGTGATGATGCTGAAATGATCGTGCCTACGGAACCTAGACGGACCGGTGACTGCGAATTGAGCAGGAGGAGGTTGTATAGGGCCCTTGTACCAGCTGTCCCAGGTACTTGGGTTCCTAGTGTGCATTGCGCATGCACGCACAACGAGAAAGCGGCCCTCGCTCGGCGAACCCTGGGCCCGACACCACCGCACCCCGAAGATGATCGAGAGCTACGTGTTGCTTTCAGGAGACTTCGGAATTTGGCCAGCACCTGCGTTGTCACTCGGAAGACACACCAGCAAGTAGTTGATTCCTATAGGGGAAAAATGAAAGCTAAGTACGAGAAGGCACGATTGTCCCTGCTGCAGGAGCCATGGTCAACGAAGGACAGTAAGCTTAAGTCGTTTGTCAAGGCTGAGAAGGTTAACCCCTTCAAAAAGCCAACGAAGCCTAGGCTTATTAACGCTCGGGATCCAAGGTATAATTTGGACCTTGCGACTTACCTACAGCCACTAGAACACGTCTTGTGGCGAAGGCTGAAAGGTAACTGTCCGGGGGTGGAGTCGACCAGGATAGTGGGGAAGGGGCTAAATTCGTTGCAGAGGGGAGAGCTCATCGCGACTAAGCTGGCAAACGTGCCGGACTGCGTTGCGTTCGAGGTTGACGGTGCCGCCTTTGAGGCGCACTGCACTCGAGAACTCTTGAGTTATGAGCACCGGGTATATATGGCGGCCTATCCGCGGGATGTAAACCTTGCATGCCTGCTGGAGAAACAGTTGACCCTTAGGGGCACGACTGCCAGCGGGATCAAGTATCAGCGTGATGGGTGTAGGGCTTCCGGGGACTTCAACACTGGGTTGGGCAATTCGCTCATAACGGTGGCGTGTGTGGAGACAATCCTAAACCACATACGTAGGGAGCACGGAAGACACATACTCTATGATATGTTAGTTGACGGCGACAACGCAGTCATCTTCGTGTCTAGGGGCACCGCTGATCTGGTGAGGGCACAATTCGGCCTTCTCTCAAGTCGCCTTACACCACAGGAATTCGTTCTCGAAAATGTGGTGGATCAAGTAGAGGGCGTCACCTTCGGTCAGAGCCAACCCGTGTCAATCGGGGGGAAGCTCCGCATGGTTAGGGATTACCGCAAGGTTCTCTCTAACGCCTTTACGAACCACCGTCACCTTGGTGACGTGAAGTTCGGTGTAAGATGGCTAAAGCTGGTTGCCAAGGCTGAATCCATAGTACACCAGGGCGTCCCCATATTGGGGCCATGGTTCTATAAGGCTTGGTTGAAGACCAAGCATTATAAGGACATTTCGGAGCCACTCGACTATTTGGACTACTCGCTTCATGAAGTGGTCCCACGGTTAGGCGATGACGTGCAGTGTGTGGACGTTGCGATGGGGAGCCGCGTTTCCTTTGAACGGGCTTTTGGTATTTCCCCTGACCAACAGATAGCGCTAGAACAAAGATTGGAGCCTGATTTTTCTGAATATGTGCGGGGTCTAGACACCGTGCAGGACGAGGATTATCCTGGCCGATTGGAGTTCTGTCAACATTACCTGGACAGCAGGTAAGCGCTACGTGATGCATGCACCCGCAGGGGGGGTAGGGGAGCGCTGGAGCGAAGCTGGGGCGTTCAATGGGGTACTAGGTTGTATGGGGAGCGGGCGCCAGTGCCCGCGGTCTTGTTCA